TCAAACTGAGCAAAGGCCGTGTAATTGCCAAGCATGGCCTGCGCCTCTGCGGCTACTGCCGAATACTCACGAACAATGTCATCGATCTCTGCAAGATACTTTTCTTGGACTAGCTGCGAGATTTCTGTGCGTGCGTTTACTGCCCATTCCAAGTCAAAGAGTTGCCCATCACGTAGCGGTGCGCCAGACATCAACTGCACGATTTCCTGATCTAACTCAGCAAGTGCTTTCGCTAACCTACGCTGATGTCGCTCTGCACGTGCAATGACAGCGCGAGCGTGATCGGTATCAGCCGCCATTCTCTACGACTTCAGTGAACTGCCCGACTGCGCGTTGTGTTGTGTCAATCTCATCGTGTGCTGACGCCAATAACTCATCATCAAGCACCAGATCGGCGATCTGCTTATCGACTGCCTTAGTAAACGTGTCAGAGCGAACGCCAGACGCCTTTGCTTGCTGTAGGAATCTAAGCTCTGATTCGTAGTCACGGATGTCAAACGAGTCAGGGTAGCTAATCTGCACCTCGTGCGGATCATGCCCTTGCCACAGGCAATAGAACATCCACAGCTGCTCTTCAGCCAGTTCGAGAATGTCTGCCTTCTCTGCTAGCTTTGCATTCAACATTTGAAACTCTGTTTGCATAGCCACACCAGACTGCGTGAGCGCTTCTGTACCGCGCACAGCGCCCATGTGAGCCATCCTGTTGATAGCCTCTATCTTATCGGTGATCGACGCCCTGATCGCATCTAGGTTCGCCCCAGACGGCTGTAGCTGATACGGCTTCAGTCCCGCGTCACTGTCCTCACTAATATTAATTACAGCACCAGCGCCAGCACTCGCATCAGTGTCGAACGTCTTAACAAGTGTTGGGTGGTTAGAGATTCGAATTAGTTGTTCGATCTCTGACAGCTCTTGATAGATAGCCTGTTGCATATAGGCGATGTCAGAAATGTCACTGATACCCATACCGCGAACAATCGAGCGGTTAGCGGGTAGATTGACGGCAGGGATCTTGCCTAGCGCGTTGTCGATTTCTTCAATGACTGCCGCATCAGCGCCGTCATAACGAATAAGGCGGATAGTGTCGCGATGCCACTCGCGGAAATAGGTGATGGTGGTTGTGCCGTCTTGTCGATCAACAGATTCTCGAACCTTCAGGTAAACAAGCTCATGCCGTCCACTTGGCTGTCGCTCCCACTTCCAGTCATAGACGTTCTCGGGCGTGATTAGCGTTACATAGGGGCGAATGTCTTGCGCCATTTCTTCTGCGCGTGTGCCTGCATTCGACTGCGGCTTGTCCATCATCAGCCAAACGTGGCCGTAAACACTGCTCCAGATCTGCGCCTCACGCATGAACGAATTAAAGTTTTGGCCGTCTAGGTTTGCATCCTTTAGGAACGCTTCAAGATCCGCGCTGCCTTCCATCTCCTGAAAGTTGCGCGTTGGATCAATGCGCCATAAGAACGAGCTGTAAACGTGGATGACGTTACGACAATGATTGTCGAGTGGTGTCAGCGAAAGCCTGCGGGTATAAGCGTTTTTATCCTCGTTGAGATAAGCAGTTAGGTAGCTGCCATCGCGGTAGTCCTCGCCCCCCATGTAACTGCGGACGTAAAACTCCCAGCGGTTTACGTTGTTCTCATAGTCGGGATGCTGGTATTCGACATCTACATTAAAAATCATGTCCACCTCTGCGGCTGTACGGTTGCGTGAGCCTTTCTAATTGGAAATAGATATTCAACCGCATAACCCAGCGCATCGTTCATGTGATCGAAGCCGTCTTTTTCGGGTTGGCTAGTGCCTTCCTTGTATGTATGACGCTCCAAACTTTCAATCACCTTCTTACACTTGGGATCAACGTACAAACGCCGCTGCCCTTCCTTGCTTAACAGTCGTGCGTTTACCGCGTTAATTCTGTCTCTAATTGCGGCGTGGCTATTGCGGACGCGTACCTCAAAGCCAGCATTTTGCAAAATAGACAAGTCAGTCCTGCCGCCTGCGCTCGTCTTACGCTGACGGGAAGCAGGATCAGGATAGACGATTATACCACGCGCTTTGCTATACCTCGCCCTTATCTCTTCAACCATCTCATCCGTGTTCGAACCGAACATCACGATCTCATCGAATACGTGCATCGTGTCGCCCTTTCTAGTCATTAGGACGGCTGACATGGGATCAAGGTTAAAGTCCATGCCAATATGTATGACGTCGATTGCGTCTATGTGCTTTCGAACGGATTCCTCTCGCTTGAAGGCGTAGTAGATGACGCCTGAGTAGTTAACGAATTGCGCTTCGTATTCCTGTTGGAAAGTACGCTCGTCCAAATCAGCTCTAGCGCTCGCAACTTCATCTCTCGGGACATTGCCCCCTTCAATCGTTGTGTATTGATGAGCACTCCATCCGTCATCGCCATCGACTCCTTTTCCGTACAGATCATAAAAATGGTTTCTTCCCTTTGGCGTGCCAATAAAGACGGCAGAGCCAACCCTATCGCTAAGGGAGGGTCTAATTACTTCAAACCACGCCTCTTTACGCATATCGGCAAATTCGTCCATCACGACAAAGTCTAAAGAGCGGCCACGTAAATTGTCAGGCTTCTCAGCGCCTTTAAGAGAAATGGTCGAGCCATTAAGCAACACAATGGTTAACGCGCTTTCATTTTTCTTTACGATATAGCTGGCTGGTATTTGACTTAGCAACATATCCCATGCGATTTCTTTGGCCGCTTTATAGGTAGGTGCTACATACCAGACGTGCTGATCTTTAGCAGTTAGGGCTTTGCTAAGTATTTCAGCAGTGCTTAAGAAGGTTTTGCCGAAACGACGGCCTGCGACTATTACACGAAACCGAGCAGGGTCATCATAGATTTTAGTTTGTGGCTTCGTCAGTCTCATCGCGTGTTAGGTTAATCACTATTGGCGGCAAATCTTGCGACTCGTGTTTAACTTGATCTGTCTGACCTAGCCAGTTCTTACCTAACCACACCATCATAACTCTATCGCCGTCCATTGCGGCTGTGTATTGGCGACGCCTTAAACTCATTTTTCCCTGTGCGCTTTTTTGCTTAAAGTAGTCCGAAAAACCTAACCCATGTTCGCGCTTACAAGCGGCATTTAAGGTGTCGTAATTAATTCCTAGAAGGGCGGCTTGTTCTTCGCCTGTACATTGAATGGCGCACATACGATCTACAAATTCCCAGTCAATTACAGCGTGTGGCCTAGCCATGCTTTTTGTACTCCTCTGGTATGATCAAAGGACAGGTATTTTTCCAGCTAAGTCGGTGATGTAGTCGTCTAGCAGTCACTCCCATTTCTGCAATTTTTACGCACGATGGCGCATACATAACGCTGTAAAAGCTCTTTACATATGTACCGAGGTCAAGGTAAATATCCGTTAATCCACCGTCATTAGCTTGCGTTTGTTTCTGCTCTAAGCGTATGCGCGGCACCGTTATAAACAGCTCGCCGCGTCGACCATTTTCAGCGTATAGATTTACGTCCTCGTTAATGCGACCCATAAACTTAAACGGCTTCTCGACGTCACAGAAAAAGCTATTCATTACCTTTCTGGAGAATTTGCCTTTGCGCTCTAGCTTGCTAAAAGTAGACTTTTCTCCACCAATAAAGTCGCCACCCTGCGACATGGCTATGCTCGTGGCGCCAGACTCGATAAAAAAATTCAGCATCGCTTCAATTACACCATCTAAGCTCTTTATCTCTATGTTTCTGGTTATGTAGTTGCGGTCGTTGTCGAAGGTGTACCGAAACTGTGTATAGTCGTCATCCAGCTCTAAAAAGTATTTAAGCCCTAGCTCCTTTGCTACGGTAAACGTGTAGTTGCGCGCATAGACTACCGAGTTGCGCTTACCGAAGTTATCACCTGAGTCGGTCATGTCTATCGCGGCCTGCTTGCTGAAAACTACAACTTGATCACCGAACTTTTTAAGATACGCGTCAATCTGCGAATCTTCGTCATCTACCATTAAAATAATGCGGCCAGTATATCCCTGCCTGCGTAAGGTGTTATAGGTAACAACGCTATTACTACGGCCATGCGTCAGAATAAGGACCGCAAATTCCGTCCTATGCTTCATCGGGATAATCTTCTAAATACTGCTCTGACAGCTTATCGCTTAATGCTATATATCCGTTTTGTATGGCCTTATCGAAGTCGATAATAACCAACGCACTATTCTCCATAAGCTCCTGACACTCTTGACTAGCGTGTGCGTAGTAATTAGCTATTTTTTCAAAATCCAAAATAATATGGCGGGAAGCCGCGGCAAGCAAAAAACTTTTTTCAGCGGCAGGTAAATTCGATGCGCTTATCTGCTCTGCCAGTTCTATGGCTTTTTTATCTTGATAAAGCTCATTTAACGCAGGTTTATCCCCAGTTGGCTCATATACAGGTATTTCTACCTTTTGCGTATAGGGATTATCAGCGTCGGATTGCGCGTCATTAGGCTCTAGCAAAGCGAGCAAATCGTCATCCAGTGCCAATAAGTCAATGTTAAAGTCCAACTCTTTAAGTCGCTCAATTTCCGACTCCAATATGTTAACGTCCCATTTGCCGTTTTCCGTAATTTTATTATCCGCAATCACATAGGCTTTTCGTTGCGCTTCAGTTAGCCCTACAAGCTCTATAGTCGGAACTTCAGGCAGCTTCAGACGCTTTGCGGCCAGTAATCTGCCATGCCCTGCGATAATGCTATTTTGTTCATCGACAAGTATTGGATTAGTAAAACCGAACTCCATAATGCTTGCGGCTATTTGCGCCACCTGATCGTCCGAATGTGTGCGGCTATTCATGGCATACGGAATTAAATCCGCTGTCGGTATATATTCGATTGATAAGCTCATAGTGCGGGGGATGGTATACAGTCAGCCCAATAAAGGCCATGCGTGTATCCGTCGCGGATCTCTCCTAACGTAATATCATTAATTGACATAGGGTATGTTTCTACCGCGCCGTCATCGAATGCGACGAGGTAGCTACCCTCCTCTCGTGGCATAGTCCCGCGCTGTACGGGATGCCATTCTATTGTCACCGTCTGCAACATATAGTCGTCCCCCGCCATATTATATCAATATCTAGTGTTGGCGCATAAAAAAGCCGCCCGTAGGCGGCAATAGTGCGAGGACAAACCATTAAAACCTCGCTGTGGGAACCGCTGGTGCGGTTAAACCTGTGAGTATCTGACAATTTCCAGTGGTGGCTCGTCATTGGTTTTTAACCTTACGACTTTAAAGTCTGCGAGAATAGCGACATCTTCTTGCCAGCGATTAGCCATGTTTTCTGCTGCTCTCACTGCAATAATAAAATCTTCCACATCTTCATCGCTGAACATTGCAAGACTCCGCATAAGTTCCTCGAAAGTCAGGGTGCCCATTTTCCCGTCCCGACTCCATCCAAAGCTCAACCATGTCGCAGTAGTGTCGCTCAACTGCTACCGCCTCCTCGTAGTCACCCTGCCCTGCTATCCCCATGCCAATGACGATTAGCAACATCAGTACAGCGTACCTCATTCTCGGAAATAAGTGCATCGTAATACTCCCTCAGTATTTGATTGCGTTTTAGTTTTTTTAGCCCGCGTTGTGCGAGCCTTTGGACTTCTTGGCGGCTAACACCCATGTGCTCGGCGATCTCTGTGTAGCTCATCACCGCCCCGCCTTGTAAGTTTTCTACCTTATAGCTCATAGCGAAAAAGCCGCTTAGGCGGCCACCTCGCTCCACTTTTCTTCTGCCTCTGCATACGTCGCCTCATATGCCTTACTGCCTTTTCGCCCAGCAGTCTTAGCGATGATTTCTAACATGATGGTAACGCCGCGGCCAGATGGATGACGGCCTTCTCGCAAGCCTTGCGCTACATCTTTAGCAAAGTAACCATAAGCCTCGCTTAATCCGTCGATGAAGTAAGCAAACTTTTGCTCATTGGCGATACGTTGTTGCTTACGCTCCTGCTCGATTTTTTGCATCGCAAGCTCGTTGTCCGTAAGGCCGCCATTGCGCTCACGCTGTGCATCCAATCTTGCCTCATGCGCTAGGCGTTGTTGCTCACGCTTTGCTTCTTTTCGCGCACGTCGCAAATCACGCTGACGCTTACGCTCTGCGGCTTCTGCATCGGAAAGGTTTAGCACGTTGCCCACCTTGGCAATGCAAGAGCTGCCTACGCAATACTTGTCGCCTTTGGCGTCACGCAATACGTAATGATGCTCGATAGCAGTGCCGCAGTGATCACAACCGAAATGGCAAAACTTAGGCTTCGCTTGCATCTGCAAGTTATAAGCCGCTGGATTCTGCTCTAGCAATGAACGTGATGGCGCACTCCAAACGCCGATAAACTGAAAAGGCGCTTCGCCAAATTGAAAGTTTTTATGTACACACTTACTCATATCCCTTCTCCTTAAACAGAAAAGGCGCTTATAGCGCCCCATATTGTTTGAAAAAATCAGTAGCCAAACCATAGAACGCAATGCGCCACTTGTCAGAAAAGTCGATGCGCTCTAAAACTTTAATGCGCCACTCGCCCTTGTTATTACGTAGGACGTTATAGCGATACTGTGTGTCGCCGTGGATGTGGTGACTTTCGGTTTCTTCTGCCTTTTCGTTAGCATCTAAAAAGGCTTGAATACTAAGATCGCCACCCTTGATAAGCGCGTTGGCTAATAGCTGTGCCGCGCCTTCTGGGTAACCGTCCCAATGATGGTAAGCGGTGTGACCTGTGTTGAATCGATAAGTTGCTCTTGTTGCCATTTTACTTCTCCCTTGTTCGCTCTTTTTTTGAGCTTTCGTTAACTTTAGAGGGAGATGCGTAAGCTGTAAACTACTTTTGTACAAAAAAAGTAAATTAATTAACGATAATGTTTAGCAATTTCTGCAACGAATCGCTCTTTGTCTGGATGTCGTGCTAGTACCTTTAAATAATCTTGCTCACTAAATCCTTTATCGCGGCTTAATCGCTCTAAAAGATTAACTACACTTGTACTAACAACTAAGTTGTGCCTTTCTGCGAAACTTTGTCTTTGCTGATGTATACACATAACTGCAACTCCTGTGGCCGCTAGATATATTATACATTATTCAGCTATAGACTACGACACGCGTTCGCCAAGGCGTATTTCTTGATCTTTTATGCGCTCTTTGAAATCGGCTATCTGCTCGTTTAGATCTGGTATAGACCACTTATGTATTGTCCATTTTGTATCAGTTAGCCAGTTAACGAAGTCTTCACCGTACATTTCGACCATATACCGTCTGTAATCGTCGTGGCATTTACCAAAAAATCTATTACAGCTTTTACATTGCGGGTGAATGTTTTCTTCGCGTAAAGAATGAAAGCTGTAGCTTCTGCTAATAAAGTGACCACCATCCATTTGCTTGTAATGTTTAACGACTCCACACGATACACATTGCACATAGCCATTCTCATCAGCGGCTTTCATGCGAACTAGTTTTTGCAACAATTCGTGTGCTCTATTTTTGAGTGTTTTCAGACTTTGTTTTCGCGCCATAATATGTCTCTTTGGTGAATAATCGCTCTCTACCGATAGCCTGTACGGTATTAGCGCAATCACAGCTCCAGCCTGCTAGCTTGCTACCCTCGCGTATAAACTGCGGAACCATCTCTTTGCCACACTCAGTGCATTTCATGCGTTTCCAGCCCCCAATCGTTTACAGGTAATAACAAAGCAGACAGCCAGCTCGTCGTAAAGGTATCAATATCAACGTCTATCGTAATGCCTTCGGGACAAGCCACCTCGACGTAGATGTCTGTCAGGCTGTCGTTGTTTAAGTTCGTCGTTGCGGCCTTTATCGCGTCAACTCGACACACTACAGCGCCGCCATTAGGTAGCGGCATCGAGATGATTGGTATTGTTTTCAAAGTCGCGGCCTTACAGTCGTGCGATGTACTTCACCCTCTAGCTTATCGTAGGTAATTACCTTTGCGCCACGCTGTGACACCCACCCACCGCGAGCCTCATAGCTTGAGCGTCCAGTAAGTGACGGATGCATCTCAGCAACAGCGCCGCCATCTTCGATCACCCGCTCATGGTGATAATGCCCCATGTGTATGTAAACGCCTGCCGATGCCTGCCCCCACATTCCTCGAAATCGCGGTTCACTGGCAAATAGCTTGTGCAGGTTTGCTAGCTTCATCTTGTGGCCGTGATGAAAGCCGAGCATACAGTTGCCGTGCAAATAAGCGTAATAGGGGAATGGGTTGTCGATTACCTCGACGCGGCTACCCTCGAAAAGGTGCTTGATGTACTTGCGAAGCCAAACGCTTGAGCTGATATCGTGATTACCCTCTGCAACTACCACCACAACGCGCTTAAATCGCGCTAGCATCATTTTAACGGCTTCCCGTACTATCGACATGGATACGTCAACAATCTTCGTGTAGCGCGTGTCAGCGTCTAGGACGTGGCCGCCACCGCTTGTCACTGGTTGCAAGTTGATCCCGTCAAAGTGGATAAAGTCGCCCAGTATGTTAAGCATACCAATTCGCGAATTAGGACAAGCCGCCAACATATCGTGCACAGCGTTTAGGAATATTTCCGCCGCAATCTTGGTGTCAAAGTTATCGCCTGTCTCTGCTTCCCAACAGGCAGAGCCAACGTGGAAATCCGTGATCGTCAAAAGTGACAGCAAGCGATCATCGCTTTTCTTTGGTGGCTTAGTGGGTTTAAAAGGCGGCACAGCGTCTAGGCTCTGTTCCATGCGCTCAACCAGCATCTCAAGTTGGCGCTCTTTGTCGGATAGGCTTTTAACCCATTGGCCGACTGGCTTGCCCTCATCGTTGTAGTAAGTGGATACGCCTTTAACGATAAAGCCATCAGGCACAGGGTGCGTGTAGTCGTGCTCTGGACTGTATCCCTGCTTTACCGCGTAGCCCTTTACTGCGTCAATGTGGCCTGCAATGGTGCTCTTAGTGATTCCAAGATCTTTGGCAATCGCTCGCTGGCTCATGCCTTTCTCTACTCGGCTGACTACTGCCTTCTGCCTTTCGGTTTTGCAAAAATCCAAAAGGCTCATAAGCCTACCCCCGTTGGATTTTGTAATACTCCGAATTCTGAGGTTTGGTCAATTTAACGCCTAAATCGATGCACCACGCCTCAACTTGCTCCATGAAGTATAACATTTCGCCACGATCAAGGCTCGACGTAGCTCGTACCTGATTTGGCACCGTCGTTTTGCCAACGATGACATCCTCTGTGCCGAGAAATTTATATTTGATCATTAGCTTTAGATCTTCTTCGGTGCCAGTAAAACCACCGTTTTTCTTAAAGTGGTTGTGCATATCCCGTACCCAGACATGGAATAGATCGTTTTGACTTAAGGAGCGCTTAGGCTTGTATTCTTCTAGCTTCCACGCGACTGGCTTGTCCCAATTCCACTCATCTTGCAAATACCGCTCAAACGCTTTTACCCGATCCTTAATTTGTAAGGGATCTTTAATTAGCCAAAACTGCCCCATCATCTTGTCACCCTTACGCCGTCGTGTGTGACGTATTGCCCATATTGCGCTAGGCACCGCTGTCTAAACGGCTCGTAGTTCATAAAATCGTGTGTAGCGTGATCAAGCGCCGTCATCTGTTTTGGCGTTAGCTTACCGCCTTGCTCCTGCGCCTTCTTAGCAAACGGTGAGGCGCCTTTCTCTTGCTTGCTAGCCCTGTTTAGCCAATTATTAACAAACGCTTTGCAATTCTTCTTGCGCCGCTTAGGATTTGCGTCAATCCATGATTCGGCCGCCGCATACTCTGCAAATACATCGACGTTTGAATAGGCGTTCTGCCACGCAATAAAATCCTCGTCGGTTGGCTGATAGTCTGTACCGTCTAGTTTCTTCATATCCACTCCACATCTTTTTTGTTAAACATATAGCATGGCTCAATATCGTCTTTTAATGCTTCGCGTCCTGCTGGCGTGCCGCCTGCCATTTTCAATGTAGCCTCGCAATCACTCCACGCGCCGCCACCATGCACCTTGATATAGCCTATTTTCCCTTCATGCCTAAAAACTAACAAAAACGGCAATTCAGTAGTTTGCGCCAAATTGCAACCTTCTAAGTATTTCGGCACGTTCAAACCTAAAAACAGATTGCGCTTGTAGTCTTTAACCTCAACCCATGCAACAGGAGCGCCATCACGATATAGAACCGAATCAATCCTGTACTTGCCGCCGTTTCCTAGTTTATGCCAGTTCGATTTACTCCAATCTGCTAAGTATTGAAGTATCTCAGCCTCGTTTCTTAAATCTTGATTTGTTTCCCTTCGCACTTTTCTTCCTTATACACTAAACCCTTTTGATGCCGTTACCGACACAAAATACTAAAAGTTAATAATGACGAGCTGTAGTTACCGTATCGAATATTGACGTCTATCCGCTTGACCTGCTCTCGGCCTGCGGGGCGCATCATAGAGAGGGTCAACTCCGCTCCGAGGTTTTTATATTCCTCGGCCTAACGCCCGATAACTTCTGACTAATAAAAAAGATGGATGTACTGAAATGAGATGCTTATACTTATCACATCTTGTAAATTAGACACTTTCAAGATATTCGCTTACTACTCCCTTGTAAAGCGAAAAGCCCCCTTAATTGGGGGCTTATTTTTTTTACTCCTGTTTACCAAGCGCTTCAAATTCATTAAGACTAAGCTCAAATAAATTAGCCAGCTTTTTTACATTGCTAAACATCATGTCATCGCAGTATCGCCATGATGCAATTTGAGACGGATTACAACCCATGTGTTTAGCTACTTCTACATTACTTATGCCTTTATCTACTTGCGCCATCCTAATGGCTTTGCCAAGATTAAAACGGTAGGTCATCTTCAATATCTCCTAGTGCTTCTTTAGCTTTAGCAACACCCTGTTTAGCCACCTGCGCCTGATCTGGCTCCCAAGTGTCGAGCTTGGCGTATAGCTTATCGCTCGCCTTCGCCTTCATTACTTCAAGGTTTACCCAGTCACCAGATTGCTCGTTTAGGAACGGAATAAACTCCGATTTTTTAACCGCCAATTTGACTACGGCGTAGTCAGGCGCGTTTGGGTTTCTCTTAGCTATTAAACCGTTTGCAAAAGTTATGTTACTGCTCATTGCGCTTCTCCTAATATCAGTTTACGTGCCTCGTTAAACTCGTTTGACTTTAAATCTTTACGCTCTGCTGTTGTAAAGATCCCGCCTTTGCTTGGCGCCAGCCACAACGCTCTTTTATCGTCATCGCTGATCTCGCCCCATGCCTCTGCTACAGACTCCCAAGCCCGTAATGCGAGGTGTTCTTTAATGAAGTACACAGATGCATAGTTGCGCTGTAATGCTTGGTTATGCGCCATTAGCGGTGCCGTGTCATTCTGCTGTGTGATAGCGTTCGCCACCTCGTCAGCCGATGCGATCTCTGTGCCGCCTAAACCAAAGAAGGCAAGGGCGCGGCCTACGGCTGACGACTCTGCATTCTCAAGCGCTGACGTGCTGTTAATCTTACTGGCCGCCCTAACCTCCTCAGCGTAGCCAGTAGCGATAATCACACCACCCACAGAAATCGTGGCCTTCATAATGACTAGCACGTCATTGGCCTCAATCAGCTCAGTCTGGATCGTGTAGTCTGGATGTGCCGCTCTAAACTCTGCGACTCGAAGTGCCACGGTTTTATATTCTTTGCCGTGGATTTTAACTGTCCCTGTCATAACTAAGCTCCCTTCGCCATTTCTTCATATGTCACGCCAACTTCGCCTGCAAGGCTTGCAGCGTCCCTGCACTGTGCCAGCCAATACCCGTCACCATAACCCGACTTGTACGCTTCTGACGCATTCCAAGCGTGCGTATTGCAAGCCAAACCATCCTCAAAGCCTTTGCGAAAATCCCGCTCGGCTAATCTGCTCCAATCTGTCCAACTGCGAGTCAGATACTCTTCATCATCTATTTGCATCGCGCCACTCCTTAAACACGGTGATATCACACGGGCGACTCATTTCGCGCACGTAATCAGCCTCTAGCTGTAACAGCTCCTCTTGAATCCAGCGCTTGCCATAGTTCCAAAACATGGCGCGTGTTTGCTCGATCCATTTATCAGCAGGGCGGTTATCGCCAAACAGGTTCATAAGCCATTCAGCGCCATCACGTCGCCATGATTGCTCGTTACTCATGTCCCTGCCGTTGTTGTCTCTATTGCACGCAACAGGCTCAGGTATCAGCTCGTCGTAGCCATCTTGTAAAGCCCAGCCCAACAGCTCGCCGCGCATCTCGCCAGTAATAGCGTCGATGTCGTCTTGCCAATTTGGGTAACGCAGATTGATGTCGTATATGTCTGGTGTCATTAGTTTTCTCCCTTGTAAGTTCCACATGGAACATTAAGAACTATATAACAAAAATTTAATAAAGGTAAGTTTTTTTTAATTTAATTTAGTTTTTTGTTTACTTTTTTATTATTAACTTATAGAGTGTAAATATGTTCAATAAACAAGGGAGAACGAACATGGCAAAGTTAGACCTCAATATCGAGATAGAAAACCTAACCCGCGATCAGATGATCGTAATTAAGAAGCTAGCATTCATGGCAGAAGGCTACCTTGATTATTTAGCTGACGTTGTTTATGTCGCAGAAGACGATCCACACGGCGATCACAAAACTCGGTTGCGAGCCGATGCCGAGGAGTGCTCTAAGTTATGGGATCGACTCCGCAAAGAGTTGCGAATGCATAAAAGAGACTTGGCCGCATAATGCGGCCTTTCGAGGAGAAAATAATGGGAGAAGTAATTCTAGGTGATTTTGGCGATCTAGATGCCAAAAGTGACGAGCTTATGCGGCGTGTTTTTTCTGCTTGTGATGATTCTGAGCTAGATCCAGAATACGTGTGCATGATGATGATCACTACATTCGGCAATACGCTTTTTCAGAACCTTTGCCAAAATCATGCGCTCGAGCATTTACAGATGGCCGTTTTCAGTATTTGCGAAAACAATAAGGTAGTCTTTGAAAACAATTAACCATAAGTCCACATGACAGGCGTGGTTGCTCGCATATCGACGTGTACGAATGTGCGTGCCACGCCTATACCACCAAAGCCCATATCTAACGCTTCTTTAACGATCTTCATGCGCTGTTCGCCATTCTCGACTGCAATATCTGCGGCAATGCCTTGTGTATGCGTGCCTTTGCTTCCTGCTGGCTTGCTGCGCTCGGCGGTGTGATTGAC